TCCCATGGTCATGGCGAGGTGCATTCCGATCATGTCGGCAACCCGCTTGCGCTTCGCTGGGTCGCCGCTCTGGAGATCGACGAGGGCCTCAAGGTCGGCGGGGTCTTCGTGTCCAGCTTCCTTGTCCGCCCGGACTCGCGCCTCGAGGGTCTTTTGAACAAGGTCCCACCGCCCGTTGCGCGCGGCAACGTACATCTCTCCCATGCGGGTCTGATCCGCCGTGTCCTGCGGCTCCCGGCTCATCGCGTAGGCCGCCTTCAGGCCGGCGGCGTGCTTGGGAAAGCGGGCTGTGATTTGCGCCCACGCCTGAGGAGAAGGGTTATCCGAGAGCCCCTCGAAAGCCTGTTGAAAGCTTTGCTGTTCGGCAATTTCGGCCCTCTGGGAAAGCGCTTGGGCCTCAAGGCCGTTCGCCTGCGCCGTCCCAAGGCGCATCTCGAGGTCGCGCTTGAGCAGATCCGGGACAAGCGCCTGCCCGCCCGCGAGGATCGTGCTCTGATCCATGTACTGCATCAGTAACCCGTTCCCGAGCCCAGGCCAGCCATCACGTTGCCGCCGCCGCCCGGAATGAAGCTCAGCGCGGCCTTCACGGCCTGATCCAGCGAGCCGCCCACGTTGTTCCACATTCCGGCGTTGATGCCCCCGCGAGTGAGCAGCCCCCCGCCCCGCACCGCGCCTTGCTGACTCAGAAGTTGAGCGAGTGAGTCGGCTTTTCCAGCCCCGAACTGTCCCACTGATCCAGCCGCTTGCTGGCCCATGCCCGCCACGCCGCCGAGCGTCTGAAGCTGCTGAAGGATTGTCTTGGCGAGCGTGTCGGCGCCGAAGTCGGCAAGCCCCCGCTGCGTATCCCCGCCTCTAAGACCCCCGGTGGCGCTGGCGTTCTGAAGCGTGGCCTCTTCGCCGTTCCGAAAGAGGGACTGATAAAGAGGGCTCGCCTTCAGCGCCTCGATAGCGGCCGACCATTTGTCGTTTCCGTTGACCCCGGCGAGATCGCCAAGCGGCTCTACCGCCGCAGTGCCGGTCTCCAGGAATGGAGCGAAGTTGGTTTGCGTCTGGTCGAATTGGCGCGATTGCTCTCCCATCGCCTTTTCGAGATAGGCGAGCATAGCCGTTTCGGCCTTGCGGCTCGCCTTCTTTTGCGCGCCCGCGCTGAGAAAACCGCCAACTAGAGAGAAGAGGCCCATGCGCTGCCCTTTTGGCGGGCATCCTATCTATCGCGCGCCAGCCGGGCTTTTGGTCCTTTGCGCTACGGCAGCTCGATGTCAAGCAACCCGCACCATCAGTATGGAGCCGTTGCGATACATACCCTTCACGGCCACGCCGCCAGCCGCCGCTGCCGCATCGTTCGCGTAATTACCGAGCACGCCGTAAATGGTCAGAGCCTCGACATCGCCGGGCCGGAAACTGATGGTCGAGGCCACGTAGGCCATCGGGACCCATGCCGCCGTAGTGAAGTTGTACGAGCCGAAGCGCCCGTAACCACCCAGGCTCCAGTCCATGAAGACGGCGGCGCCGGTCCAAGGCGAGGTTGATGCATCGCCCTTGGCGGAGATCGCGCCGTCAGACTTGACGAAACCCGTAGTAGCTATACTGCTCGGCGTGATCGCACCCAGCGTGGGAACGAGGACGACATTGGCGCTGCCGTTGAAACTGACCGCAGACGCAGTGACACCCCCTCCGCTGATCGAGAAGTTGCGGCTGGTCGTGAGAGTGGCTGCGGAGCCGGTCGTGTTTTGGTTGAGGGTCGGGAAGGTGCAGTTGGTGAGGGTGCCGGAGGACGGAGTTCCAAGCGCACCATTGAAGGCTACGAAGGCGCCGGCCGAGCCGACATTGACAGCCAGAGCCGTTGCCACTCCGGTTCCAAGCCCGGTAATCGATCCTACGGCAGGCGTGATGGTGACGTTGGCCGCGGCAGTCGTGAGGCCCTTTGCGTTGACCGTGAACGTGGCCGCCTGGGTAGCCGAGCCGAAGCTACCGACGTTGGAGTTGACGGTCGCCAGTGTCGTAGCAACGGCGCCTGCCGAGGTGGTGACGTCGCCGGTGAGGGCGGGCATCCTCGCGGCCGGCAAGGTTCCAGCCGATAGATCGGCGGCGCTGGCGCTGGTGGCCACTGTCGCGAGGCCCAGCACCGTACGGGCAGACGATGGAGTCAGCTCCGAGAAATTCCCCGCAGCAGTGGCGCCCACGATAGAGCCCGCCGAAGCTGCTACGAACTTCGCGAATGTCACCTTGTTGGCGCCGATGGTGGCCGCGAAGCTTCCGGTGCCGCTGCCCGTCACATCGCCCGTCAAGGTGATGGTCTGATCCCCGGTATTCGTCCCCGAAATATTGGAAAGCTTCGTGAAGTCGGCCGCCGACATTGAGCCCGCCGCCGCTCCGCTCGCCGCAGAGATCGCAAAGGTGCGGTTGGCCGACAGGTCACCGCCGCCGGTCAGTGGGGCGGTGGTGCTGATGGTCCGCGTCTCGGGAACGCGAGCCGTGGAGTCCGCCGCGTTGATCGTGATATTGGTCGAGCCGTCGAAGGCCACGCCGTTAATGTTGCGAGCCGTGAGCAGCTTGGTCGCAGTCAGAACATTCTTGGCGGCATCGGCGGTATTGTCGACGCTCCCCAGCCCGACGTCTGCCTTGACCAGCGCGAGGCCTGTTTTGAACGCGGCCACGCTCTGGGCGCCCGTGATCCCCGTCACGCTGGTAGGAATATATCCGAGCGCTGTGGTGACGTTGCCGCTGGTCAATTCGCCCCGGATCGTCGCCGAGGACTTATTCTCGACATTGTCGATGGAATAGACGCCCTTCATCGCCGCAATCGAAGAGCAGCCGGTCCCGCCGTTCGTGATCGTCAGGTCGGCTCCGGACCAGTCCGCATCGTTGACCGTGGCCTTGTACGCAAGCGCCGCGAGGCCCAGGGTCAAGCCCCAGGCGGCGGAATTGGCATCGTCCAGCAGCGATCTGGAATAGGGGGTGACAACCCCTGAATCCAGGCTCACTACCGCCCCCGAGCTCGAGACCACGATGTCGCCGTAATCTCCATCCGGCATAAGAGCGGGATCAGCGGCTCCCAAGTAGCGGGTGTCCGCCAGATTGCGCGTGAGCAGGCTTTTAAGATCCTCGGCGTCGATGGCACGGACGGCGAAAAGGCCTGGCGATATTTGCTCGATCGCTCCTGGAGTGACGGGAAGCTCGGCAATGGCCGTCAGGTTCTCGCTGCCATCCTGCTTGCCGGAAAGCGCCCCAAGGGCGCCTGCCACGCCGCTGGCGGCGCCTTCGGCCGTTTCCTTCGCTGTCGTCAGGCGCTCAACTTCGGCCGCGGCTTCCGCGAAGAAGTCCTCCATCGCCGCGACAAGGCGGGGCTGGCCCGGGAAGGCCTTCATCAGCACACCTCGCGGGATCCGGTTCATGCCCGTAGCGGCCGGACATCCGCCTCAATGGCCGCGAACCCTGGCAATCCCCCATAGCCCCGAAATCGAAGGCCAAGATAGTTGCTGAACCGCGTATTCGGGCGCCACTGAACGCGCTTGCGCCGTTCTCCCGCATCGACCTTGATCCCGCGCTCGACGCTGAAGGTTCGGCCGTCTCGCGTCATCGAGAGGAACTGATGACTGGAGCCGCCCCGCCCGGGAAGCCCGACAAGCTCGATGGAGTGAATGAGCCCGCCCTTGCCCTGGTTGTAGATCAGGCCGGCATCGAATCTCCAGTGAAACAGCTCTCCGAAATGCTCCGCCGAATCCTCGCTCAACACCGCCAGCGCTGCGGACTTCCGGTCTCCGACGATCATCTTTCCGTAGGCGAGGACGGCATTGCAGGGACGGTATGGTGCGCCGTAACCGGATTGGAGGCGGTGCCAGACAGGCTCCTGGACAGCAGCCGAGGCCTTGGCCAAGTAGGCCCAGCTTTCGTCGGGCAGGTGCACGATCAGCCGCTGTTCGTCTCGATAAACCCGCCGCTCCACCTCTATCGAGCTCGGATCGTCAATCTTGGCTAGCGCGTCGTCGACTGCCCGCGTGCTGATCTTGGCAGCGGATCCATCCCCCGCGAGGTAGACTCCGAGCGCTTCGTCTCGAGCCGAGCCGACGAAGGCGAAGCTTCCGACGAACTGCGCCTTGGCCATCGCCCCAACGCAACCATAAGGGATCGTCCCACCGCGCACCGGTTGAAACGGAAAGCCATTGCCACCGACATTCTGGAAGATCTGGATCGTGAAGCGGCCGAGCACGAAGGCCTCGTCGGTCTGCCTGACTTTGATCAGGCCGGTGACGGGATCCGGGTCAGCTTCAGCTGAGCCGTATTTGAGAGGGTGGACCGCCGTGGGATCCGAAAGCTCGGTCACGACGACGCTTGTCCCGTCTGTCGTCATGAAATAGCCGTCGATCCAGAGATGATCCCGTACTTGGCCGAGGTCCGGGTCGGTCACCTCGGCCAGGTCGGCGCCATTCCAGTAGAACAGTTGCGTTCCGCTGCGAATCGCGAGCCGGTCGAAGCTGTAGTCGAAACCACAAGGGCCGGAGCCCCCTACATCGCCCAGCGTGATCACCGACCCGTCGGCGTTGACGCGAACAAGGCCTGTGCCCATGACCCGATAAAGTAGGTCGTTCCAGACGATTCCGCCCCGATCTATTCCCGGACCAGCTCCGAAGGGCACGGTCCCGCTAGCAAGCCGAAGCTGCCCCTTGGAAATCTTGCTGTCGATTGGCACCGGCTCGAGGTTGACCGGGTAAGATGTCGAGAATTCCCCGCTCTCGCTTGCGGCGATCCCGCTGAGGAGCGGCACCTGCACGTCAGGACTCGTGGATGAAGGCTTGGCGCCCGCGATTGCCGGCGCCAGCGATGGAGGAAATGATCCTGGAGCCTGTGATCGTCGCCGTTTCCGAGGACAGCAGTGCCATTGAGCGAGCCAGGGCCGCCTTGCTCTCTGGAGACAGCGTGGCGCCCATGTTGGGCGCGAAGCGAAGGGCCAGCTGCAAAGCTATGACCTGGTTGTACTTCACCGCCACGCCAGTCAGGCTGTCCGGATCGCCCGGGCTGAAGTCGGGCTGGAGATAGTCAAGCTGATCGAACGGCCATTCCGCCATCAGCGCATTGAGCTTGCGGAGGGCGGACAGAACCTCCTCCGGGGTGCGCTCGAACTCGTAGCCAGCCGACCCGCATTCCTCGAACATCATTTCGACGATGTCGCGCTTCTTGATACCGATCTCGGTGAATGAGACGACGGTCATTCTTCGCTCCTGCGAAAAGGGCCGCCGCACCTTCCGGCGGGGCGGCCATCTCCCATTGCCCGCCGCTCAGAGAGGAGTGGTGGGGGTCGTATCGTTGGTGTAGCCGGGACCCGCGTTCGTCACCTCGTAGGGCGACTTAACGCCGAGATGCTTGCACAAAAGCTGCACATAGGCGGTGCGGTTCTGGCCGGCGCGCTCGAGCTTCAGCAGGTTCGCGACCTGATCCTCGGTAACCGGAGAGTCGGCCTTCGGGCCGATCGCCTCGGCCAGATCTTCCGGAGAAAGAGCCAGCATCCCGCTGATCATGTTGGTGTGGGCATCGCTGTTGGTGAACTGGCGGCCTGGAGGACCCCCTGGAAGTTGGCCGTCAGTGAGGTACTGGTAGGCGTCCTTCGCCTGTTCCTTGATGGCCTCGGCGACACCCTCCTCCTGCGCCTTGGCAAGGGCCGCTCCGGTGGGAGTCTTGATTCCCGAGCCGGCCTCGACCGCATCAGCGGTCTGCTTGCGCGCCTGGTCGCGATTGGCCTGAATGTTGGCGGCCGCCCTGTCTTTATCTGCCATTTCCCTAGCTCCTTGAAAGCGGCCTAGACCTGGTTGAACATCTCGACGCCGGCGAGCTGCGGGTTGGTCAGCGCCGTGCCGAAGTCGATATCCCAGCGCGCCTTGACGCTCACGTCGTTGATCTCGGCCTGGCGGATGTATGTGATGCCGATACCGAGCTCGGTCCGGGCACGCATCACCTGCCACCCATCGTCCGGATCCACCGTATAGCTTCCAGGCAGGAGCAACAGGCTCTCCCGCTTGAAGAAGGGGTTGAGTTCCGCCGCCACCGTGTTCAGCCAGGTGATCGAGGCGCTGTTGGCCGGAACCGCGGTGACGTTCTGGTATTCGACTTCAGCCCGGGTCGCCCCGCCAGCGATGATCGCCGGATAGACCCGAACCACATTCGCAGAGGGCTTGCCGACGACGCGGAATGTCTGAAGCTGACCGGTGTCCTGCTTCGAGATCATGTGAACCGAGTTGACGCCTGCGATGGTGAAGGCGTCCCCGACCTTGATATTCGCGTAAGTCGCGGCGGTGATGGTCAGGTCGGTGTAGCGATTGTCGACGTTCGAGGACTCGCCGGTAGCCGCGGTGCTGGTTGCCTTCGGGACTGTGCGCTGGTTGGCGCCGTTGATCGTCGTGACGCCGCCGGTGGCCGCCGCGAGCCGGATCGACTGATCGTTTTTGAACACGTCGAAGCCGGCGATATCGATTCCGAGACGCGCCCGCGAGTAGGCGTTCTGCACCTCACCCGAGAAGGTCGACCGCTTGGCGAGGTCGCCGGCCACCGCATTGGCGACCCGTGGAGCCAGGACCATAACCCGATCGCCGAGCCCGACGCCGGTCTCAGTGAAGGCGGCGTCCGCCATCGCAACGTCGTCGAAGCCGGTCGGCGCGACCGTGCGCTTCACGAAGACCGACCCCTGCAAAGCGACGGTGTTGTAGAGCGCAAGGTTGATGTCCGAGGACAGCTTCTGCACGGCGCTCTTCCGGCGCCTCTCCAGCGAACTGGCGACCCGCAATTCCTTGGCGCTGTATTTGATCGGGACCGACTTGTGGTAGCCGATCGACACGGGAACGGAGAGTTCCGTGCTGTCGCCGAAGTTGGAGGTCTGGTCGAAACCGTCGTAGCTGGACGAGATCATCGGCGCCGGGATCCAGAACTGGTCGCCGGCCCGCGCCTCGGCTTCGTCGCTCAGGCCATCATTGTAGGTTTCGGCCAGCTTGCCCAGGACCAGGGCGTCGTCGAAGCCCTCGACCATGTCGTCGAACATGACCTGCTCTTGCTTGGTGAATGCGTTCGCCATCGTCTCGGCCCTTCAGGCTGATGTTTATTTCTTGCCTCACGCGAGCGTTGCCGCTGGCGATCTCTTCGGGGTCGGGGGCTGCTCTTCGCTTGGCCGTCATGGTCAGTTTCCCTCGCATTTCGCCGATCGCTAGAAGCAGCTCGACGGGATCGTTGATGCTGGAGAGGTGGGCGAGCTTCTGAGGATAGCGGTCCAGCGCCGCCACAAGGGCTGGATTCCCGGCTCGGATCAGGGCATTCTTCGTGAGGTCGTCGACCGCCTCGAAAACGCGCTTCTCCGCATCCTCAATCCCCGGAAGCTTCAGCTCGCCGCGCTTTGCTTGGTAGGCGGCCGTGATCGTCCGGGTGTGCTCTGCCTGCTGCCGCTGGGCGGCTTCGAAGGTCTGCTTCTTCTGGCTCCAGGAACGCCAGTGGGCAACCCACTTGTCCTGATCCCATTCGAAGCGCTCCTGGTCGTCTTCCCAAACGGGCTCCGGACCTGGCTCCTCCAGCAGGGGCTGCGGCGCGGTTTTCTTGAAGTTCGACAGTTCCCGCGACATCTCGCGGTTGCGCTCTCGAAGCTCCCGAATGACCGTGCTTTCGCCTTCGCCACTCTCCTCAGAGGCCGGCGCCGCCTCGTCGCCGAAGGTGATTTCCAGCTCCTCTTCGCCCTCATCTCCGGGCTTGTTGGAACCTTGCCCCTGCTCGTCGCCTTGCTGGTCGTCGGCGTCTCCACCCTCTCCCAGTCCGCCTTCAAGTAGAAGCTCGTCATCCTCCGACGCTACTGCCATGTGATCCCCATTCGCTCTCACCAATCGCGGCTTGGCGGTTGCCGATAGGGTCAGTTTTTACGGGGAGCGCGCGCGCGGCGCTTTTGGTCCTTTTCAGGCGCCATCGCGGCGCAGGGTGGTGATTACACCGCCCGACCACACGTCGCGCTTGCAGGCCAACTCAACCGCCCGCTCTGCCGATAGGCCCGCGTCCATCGCGCTGTATGCGTAGCTCGCCCCCGAACCGATCGCCGCCCGTGCGTGCCGGCGGAGGCGACGTAGACATGGCGGTC